AGGCTGAAACACTTCAGTTAGCTGCATTAGCTGGTGGTGGTGCTGCACTTGCAGTCATCAAGACATACGCAAAAAAACAAATTACTAAGTAACAAAATAGTCATACACTTTGTGTATAATAGCCTTAACAGAAGGGCTAAATATGACACAAGAACTAGGTAACAATTACTATAAATCTGGGTGGCAACCATCAATAGAATTTGATGAGAAGACTGGCAAAGGTGAAGTAACTTATGTTGGTACTGACCCAGATTACAAGAATAAGTATGATGACATACTAAGAGGCTGGGGTTTTGACCCTAAGTACTACGAAATAGAAGGCACAGTTCGTGCTTCTTCGTGGGAAGGACAGTTAAAAGGAGGTAGGACAACTACCTTTTTTGCATTTAAGGGTATTGTAAAGCGTAAGAACCCTGCATTAGACCAGTACTTTGATGAATTACTGTCGTTGTTTAAACACAAACCTAAATTAAAAAATAAAAAAGTAGGTGGTGATACTGCTTTTATATTTACAATGGCTGACTGGCAGCTAGGTAAGGCTGACTATGGCGTTGAAAAGACTATTGAACGCTACGAGGAAGCTCTTATAGCAGGGGTAAATCAAATTAAGGCACTGCGTAAGGGAGGTACATTAATTGATGAAGTGTACCTATTAGGATTAGGTGACCTTACTGAAAATTGTGACCAAAGTTTCTACTCAAGTATGCCATTTAATGTAGAACTAAACCTATCACAACAGTATAGATTGGCAAGACAGATGATTATGCGTACAGTAGAAGCCTTCTTACCTGTTGTAGATAAGATTACTTTATGTGGAATTGGTGGTAATCACGGAGAGATGACAAGAAGTGGCAAAGGCCAGGTGTTATCAGATAGATTAGACAACTCTGATATGATGCACTTTGAAGTAATTAAAGAGATACTTGCACAGAACAGTAGGTATGACAAAGTAAATGTAATATTACCTACTGACTATCATCACTTGTTAGATATTAAAGGTAAAGCTGTAGCTATAACACACGGCCATATGACTACTGGTGGTGCTGGTCCTGAAAATAAAATAATTAAATGGTGGCAAGGCCAGATGTTTGGTTGGCTACCTAGTGGTGCTGCAGAAATACTTATTACTGGTCACTACCATCACCCCAGGGTGTTTAAACAGGGTAAGAGAACTTGGTTTCAGTGTCCAAGTATAGATGCAAGTAAAGACTTTACTGCAAGGACTGGAATGTGGAACGAACCAGGCGTTCTCACATTCACAATCAATAAAGAAGGATGGGATAACTATAAAATAGTTTAGTTATTCTTCTTCTTTTACTTCTTCAGGTATCCAAGTCATAGTAAAGTTTGGTGTTATAGCAGTAAGCATAACTTTGCCACCTGCTATTGGTACTGACTGTGCATTAAACAATACATTACCATCATCACCTTGCCTTATTAATAACTCGTGAAGCAACATTGGAACAGTTGCTTTGCTTAACATTACATCAATCATTCTTTCTCCTTATGTATCTTGGCATCCTTTTCATAAAGGTAGCCAACTGTTTTAGTTATTGATTCGTTATTAATAAACTCTGTAGTCCTGGGCATAGCTCTGTCTTCCCACTGAAAGTCATAGCCTTTTCTTACTAACTTGTGTATGTTCCAGGTCATAATTTTACCATTGTACTCTGTAAGATATACAAATGTCTTTCCTGTTTCTATACATTTAAGTATGTTGCTATCAAACTTTTTCTTTTCAATAATCCAACTGTCATACTCAGCATCTCTTGATTTAATTTCTACAATATACCTATCGTTCTCAGCATCATATGTGCTGTATGGGTCTATATGTTCTACTAAATTAAGGCCAGGATGAATGCTATTAAGTTCATTAATTATTTCTAATTGTGTATTCAAAACATCTCCTTCTGATTATCTGTATGTATTTGTTTCTCATTAGCACTCGTTACTAATGCGTGACACACAGCCCAATCCCACTTGTATGGGTTAACATCATCTTGTTTCTTGTATCTGTTACCACAAAAAACATTACCATCCATATCTTCGTAAAATATTTTATTGTCTTTACATAGATATGGTGCTTTATGTTTCCTATCAGGTGGTGCTGGTAAATCAAAATTGTGATTAGGATATTTCTTTTGCAGCTTAGCTTTTAATTTGTCCACTGCAAAAGAATCTCCTATAGGTTCTAAAGCCACTCTGTTGGGCAATCAGTGTCACCCCATCCTACCCAACCACAGCCTTCTTTATCACCATAGTTGTTACAACTCCAGCTAGGTATCTTTCCAAACTTATCTGGGTCATCTTGTTTCTTTTGTCTGTTGTCTTCTATCCATTCAGACTTACCACATTCAGGGCAGTTTTGTGTTAGGTCTTTAGTTTCACCAAACACTTCTTCAACAAGTTGTTGTTCATCATTTGATTCATCAATCACTACCTCAATCATAGTTATATATGTTGACATCTGGTCAACTGTCCATTTCTCTATGTTCTCTGGAAAGCCTTGTTCAGAAGTAACCTTGTTGTAGGTTTCGTTCATAAGTTTTTTCTTAGCTTTCTCATCAGGAATCATAGCTGAAACAGTATGGTCCAACTGTTGCTTTTTGTTTGGGTTATCTTTAACCATATCCTCAAACTCTTTAGCTGACTTATCTATAACCTTATCCTGTTTCTTTGTAGCTTTAGGTTTAGTTGCTTTTGGTTTATCATCTTCCATATAGAAGTCATCAGTACCTGACCACAACTCAACGCCAAGCCCAGCTCTCATTGATGCTCGTTTGAAGGCATCACTCTCTGCTAGTTTAAGACACTCACCTTGTGTTGCTCTTTGTAAAGCATTTGCTTCAACATCACCTGCACCCTGGTAAACTAATCCATCAATAGTTAACTTACCAATAGCACCTACAATCTTGTTATCAATTATGACTGGTTCAAACTCCCACTCATACTTGACATCACAGTCTCGTAGTCTTTCTACATACACTGCGTGGTTTACAAACTTGCCGAACTTACCTTTAGGTGGGTCTTGTACAACCTCCTCTGGAAAGGGAGCAAGTAATTTCTTTTTCGTTTCTTTGTTCATTTCTTTCTCCTGTTATAATTAAAGAAACAAATGTTTTTATTCATTTGTTTCCTTTCTGAGATAGTAAGGCCTCTAGCAATAGAGGCATACTATCTACCTTATTCATTATGTTCCTTGACTTCAATGACCTGGTACAATCTTTGTCTTGATATACCAAGTATCGTAGCCATATCTGTAAATGACACGCCTACTTCTCGGCCATCATTAATTAGTTTTGCCCTCTGTTTCTTAAGGGTATCTACCAATTCATTAGCTTCCTGTATTAGGTAAGCTACATTATGCAATTCCTCTAAGACATTTTTCTTGGTGTCCATAGATTGCAATAGGGTATTACTGCGTTGATTCACGCTTCTCCTCTCTGTTAAGTCGCAGCTATCGTTAGCTGACTGTTGTTTTGTATAGTTCTTTAGGGTTAATAAAGTCGCCACTATCGTTATCAATAATAGAAACTACATTACTACCTGTGGAACGGAGCTCAGCAAATTTTAGTTTTGCCTCTGCTATCGTGCTAGAACTGTCGCCATCAAAGTGATACACATCAGTACCACCATAGATGTTATGACACTCTATTCGTATTGACATACAACCTCTCGTTGCTTACTGTCATTGTAATCTACATTATAATTAATGTAAACGATATTATAATTATTAGTCAGCTCACTACTTGTATAAACAATGAGCTGTCTAATGATTACTTGTCATCTTTACTTCTAACTATAAATCTCTTATCAAATATGGATTTATAATCATCAGTTTCCACACTCTGCAAAGAGTGTTTAAGTCTGTCTGCGTTTGGTGTGTACTGTATGTACCCAATCACTTTGTTTCCCTTGACCTTTGTGTAAACTTGCAAAGGTAAGTTCTCTTTCTTGATGTGATTGTTAAGATTATTTCTAAACTTTCTTTCCTCAGTCTTAACTTCAGTTAAGTCTTCACTGCTAAATGAATAGAATTTTACAATTGAAAACGGCTTAGATTTAGCCAGTTTAATTGCTTTCTTAAGTACATCTCTATGGTCGTACCATTTCTTAGCTGGTCTAGTAAGTTCTTTAAACTCATCTTGACTCACTAACTCTGGCTCTTCCATCTCGTTCCAGTGTATCTTTGACATCATTTCCTTTCTGATATTTACTCTGTATAAATACCTATCACCTCTCTGTTTAAACAAAGAGGTGTTAGCTAGTTATTCTTCTAGTACATTAAACAATCTCATTAAGTACAGGTCATCTTCTCTCTCCCTGTCTATTTGTTTTTGTGTTTTGTACCCACCATACTTCTGTAGTAAGACATAAAATAATATTGATACTGCAATCATATCTAAGAAAGACATTATTCTTCCTCCTTAATTATTAATTCATCAACATTTACTACACCATTAATTGAATTTATCTCAAGCCATACCTTGTTGTATCTATGTTCATCAACAGTTACTTTTATGTATGCTATATCCATTATTCCTCCTCTTGCATTATGAAAATGTGAAAATAAATATTGTTAACAACAGATATATATTCTGTTTGGTCATACTTACTTATATCTATTTCACTAACAAGATTCCTAAACTGAATAACTTGGTCTTGCAAAAGCATATATCTATCTGTCATACAGACTCCTTGTCTGCAATATCATATGCTTTATAAACAAAAGTAAAGATATTTTTTATCGGTAGTTCATAATGTCTTATCATAAACAACAACATCTTTTCTTCTGTTGATAAGTTATCATCACTAAAGTCTTCATTGTCAAACATTACTCCTCCTCCTTTTCGCACTCCATAATGAAATCTATTGTTCCCTCTAAATCTTCTAATAAATTAGTAAATTCAAATTGCACAAAGCTATCATAAAATTCAGGCTCAAACTTTGCATCTGTTCCTGGACCAACTTCATACCAATTACTACTGTGTATTTCTAATACATCACTATCAATTAATCTATAAAGTTCTTGGTCTGTGTCTGCAACTTCCTCAGGTAATACTCTACCTAACTCTTTATGGTCTATTTTTATTTCACCACAAGCTACTAAACACCACTCACGATTCTTGTACTTTACTCTCATAACTACACCATCATAAAATAAACTATCCTGTTTATCTTTTGTAGTTTTGTTTTCTAATATTTCCATTACTCATCCTCTTTCATAGTTGCAAAAGGGGATAGACAATAGATACTTGGCCTATGTCCTGTGAATATTGCTTCAGTGTTTGCCTCTACTAGCGTATCAACAGAGTGAACTGCCTCTGCTAGTGTTGTGCTTGATTCAAAATAAAAATCAACAGATAAAATATTCTCATCTGTCTTTTGGTTTTCATCTGTGAATACATACACATCTGATTCTTTCATTTGTTTCCTTTCGTTTTGCTATAGATAGCTTGTAACACACACATAGTGGGCGAAACTGGAAGTTTTGTATGTTTATATCGCCTTTCCTCGTTTTGTACACGAGTTCCAACCTTTCTTTCAACATTGGTATGTGCTACAAGCTACCTACTTCTAGGTATTTCTACCATCTTTGTAGATAGCTGTTTAAACAACTAGCTAATCTTTGCTTGTTGTTTAAGTAGTATGTCAATTAACTTAGTAAGTTCTGACTGTACTTTCTTTGCTGTAAAGTCACCACTTCTTTGTTGCAATTCTTCAAATGAATCTTTGACCTCAGACATATGACTTTCTGCACCACTGATGTAGTCTTTAGCATAATCACATTTGCTATAAGCCTCATCAATTTCGTACTGAGCATCTGTTATCTGAGTAGATACATCATCAATTGCTGATTCTAAGTTGTCAAACAACTCTTCAAGAGTTGGATTCTTTTGTTCTGACATTTGTTTCCTTTCGTTCTGCTACATAAGTAGCATTGAGTACTCGCTGTTTAAACAAGTACTCTATGCTAGTTACTAACCATATGTTTTCTTTGAGTTATTAGGTAAACCATTATCAGTTGGCCTTGATAAGCCACGATACTGTCCACCTTTTTTACTCTTAGCTTTTCTTCTTTCGTGTCTATTCATATTTACCACTCATAGTATCCATCAGGTATATCTGTTTCGCCCCACTCTCTACCATCTGCTGTAGTATGTGAGTGTCCAAAGTTATCTCTAACTTTGACTGGTGTCAACTCATCATAGCTTTCTACAACTCGCCATCCACACTCGTTTAACCTAATGTTATACATATTGTCGCCACCACCTTTGGTGTAGTCATCTATCTTTTGTCTTGCTTCATCTTCTGAATCAGCCTCAATATAGACTTCACTTTCTTGGTGATATTTTAGATAATATAAATTACTCATATTGTTCCTTTCGTTATTGGTGTCTGCACACCATTGACAGCACTGATGAAAGGTACTAAACCAATGCTGTCTAGCTGTGCATACGCATACTTACAAGGGGATTGCCTCTACTAGCGTTTACAAAAACTCGTAAGAATTTACAAAAAAAAATATATCCAGAAATTCCTAACCAGAATTTCTAATTATTTTATAAATTCTTATCAGCTCTCTGTTTAAACAAAGAGCTGTTAAGAAATTACCTAAAATTTCCTGAGCATATTGTAATGGTCTTACCCATACAACAAGGGCAATTAAATAAACCCTCTATCTCTTCACCATCTGAAAGAGTGTAATCAGTTTCGCCTAATCTATCGGCCAATTGTTGATAAACAACAGCTGAAGACTGGCGAAATATGTTTCCATATCCTTGATTAATACTTCTATCAGTAGCACCCGAGCACTCATCAGCATTAAGACAAGCAATTTTAATTGAGGTCTTAGCTGTTTTTGGTTGCTCAACAATTGCAATATGAGGAACTAGGCCTAACTTTTTAACAACAGGCTTAGCCCATTTGTCAAACTCAGCCCCTCTGATTGTTGCTGTTGGTTTACCCTCAGCCCCTAGCAACTTAATTATTAAATCGCTAAATGGTTTTTTATGACCTGAGCCGATAGGCAAAACAGCGTGGCAAACTTCGTGAGCTAACACCTGAAATATATCAAGTGTTTCCTCTAAGTTGTTTGCTGTAAGTGTTGGCCTAATAAATAAATGGCGTGTTCCTGTCTTATCATAATCTGATTCTTTGACATCCTCTGACTGATACTGACAAACACCGATAGCCGAATTCTTTAAGCCACTGGGCATATGTCCGAAACTCGCTTTGATTTCATTTTCTTTTTTTACAAAGTCATTGAAACCTTTTTGTTTAAGTTCCTTGAATACTTCCTTGATAGAATCTTCAAGCCACTCTTCACGAGTTCCTTTATATGTTTTTGTTTTACTCATTTTTATTACCTTTCTTTATTGGAACTAAGTTCCTCTTGCTATTCATTGTTTAAACAAATAGCAAAAGCAATTTAGTAATTTGCATTTTAAGAGAGTGTTTCACTGTTCAGGCTGGTTGATACCATAAACAGCAAAACTCTCTTAAACCTTCTGTAAACAGGGCTTAGGCCTATTTCTTTATTACAGCTCTATAAAAAATTGTTAAAAACAATATATAAGCTGGTAATAATACAAATAAATCTAAGCTGTTAATAATTGAATCGCCATTAAAATCTAACATTAGTTATTTCTCATAGCTAACATCTCTTCAACTCTTTGATTACGAGTATTATAAATTTTCTCAGTCAAAGTGTTTAGAGTTGTTTCAATCTCTCTAACTAAATCATCTTTAATTAGATGATTATCGTAAGCTGAATTAAATCTCTTTACAGAGTATCTCATTAGCTCTTGATATGATTCTTGATTATCCATTATGTTTACCTTTTCTTTCTGATACTTTCTTTAGTATCTCTCAACAATCTAAATGACAATTGCTGAAAGATAATAATTAAATTATCTTGAAAGGTTAGAGAGTTTTTAATTTTGTACTTCCTCTCAAATTTGGTCAGCCCTAGAACAGTATGTCTGATGTCTAAGAGTCCTAGCTGTTTAAACAAGTAGGTCAGTTATTCTGATTCGAGATTCTTCAGGGTACAAGATTATCCCCCCTCTAAAAAAAATCTAAGTTGTCAAAAAGCCTATGGGGTGATTCTAGCATCCTTGACAATTTATTCAACAACATTTGAAGAAATATATTCTAGCTGTATAAACAAAGACCTCTTAGGCCTGACAGGGTTAGTATGTTTCTAGCTTTCCTTTATTGATTGTACTTTCTTTTGATGTACTCAGTATGACTAAGCTAGGATGTTGATGTTATCATTTCAGTTCTAAAGCAACGCACCCCATCTCATTTTAAAAAACATACAGGGTATGTCAGACCTAGTACATTGTATAAACATTTTATTTTATTATGTTTCAGTATCTGTTTAAACAAAGAGTCAAAGCCTAGATATACAGGCTGTTTAAACAAATATGTAATGCAAATGTCAATCTGCGTATGGGGGTCTATATTAAGTAGGCAGTCAGTAAATAAGAAGCATCTTAAGTATAAAAAAAGGTATTAATACTGTATTACTTAACAGTAATAGTTTTAGCTGACATACTACATATAGTAGGTGAGCTATCACAGTAATACCTGTTATCAGTTACTTGTTTTAAAGTGTTTTCACACTCTTCACATTTCTTCAATATTTTAATAATAATATTCTTTATTTCTTTTGGGCGTGAACAGGCATATATAGGGGTAGGCTTGATTGTTTACTTTCCTGTGACCTTGGGTAGCTTACTTGTCTTTCTAGTTGGTCAGGTCTCCCTGGTAAGCCTTTCGTGCTCCTGATGCCCTCTTCACCTGTATCACATTACTGGTAAATCAATATTTGTTACTTGCAGAATACTATAGATTCCCTACAATGTAAAGTATCAGATAATTTCCCTGTTATCGTATGTACAATCAATATGCCCTAGCTTGTCTAGGGTATTGTTTAGAAAAAAATTTTTTTTTAACCACCATAATTTATTAAGTAGTTTATATTTATTACACCTAAGAAAGTCTTAGGTTCGTGTATGGGGATATACAAAGATATGAAATAAATATCCATATCTAAAATTAGAAAAGAAAGATAGCTTATCATATAGGACATTGTTCAGTGTGATTTGTGTAATTTCATTTTCTTTCATAACAGTTGTGGACACGACTGTACGGACAAAGGCCTACTTCTGCCCGAGGTAGGTTTTTGTTATTGTAGGGGTTCTTGTAAATCTTTAGGGATTTGTCTGCCTTTGATTCTAGGATATATTTTTGTTCTGTGATTATTACAATATCTATACTTGTTATATTTTGATATAACAGTATCGCAAGTTTCCTCCAAACAAATTCTTCCACTACTATAAGAAGTAGAGGGTTTGTAATTAGGATATTTATTTCCTTTTATATAATCACTCATACAATATATAGTATAGTTAGGAGAAATGATGCCAAAGGGTATTGGTTACGGAAAAAAGAAAAAAATGTCTAAAAAAGGCAAAGGCAAAAAAAGTAGATATTAATGGCTGAGTATCAAGGAATGAAGGTCAAACTAAATAGCCCTAGTGCTATTAGAAAAGGAGAACCTGGGTATGGTCGTAAGGCCAAAAAGGTTTTTGTTATGTCCAATGGGAAAGTTAAGAAGGTAATGTTTGGTGACCCAAATATGCCAGTTAGAAAAAACAATCCTAAGGCTAGAGCTTCGTTTCGTGCCAGGCATAAATGTTCTACTGCAAAAGATAAAACTACTGCTCGTTACTGGGCTTGTAGAGATTGGTAAGTATATGAAAAAAATAAAAGGTGTAGATGTATCAAGTTTAACTAAAAGACAACAAGATACTATGAAAAAACATTCACAGCACCATACTAAAAAACATATGCAGTATATGGTAAATTCTATGAAAAGAGGAGCTACCTTTACACAAGCACATAAAAGAGCTATGAAGAAAGTGGGTAAATAATATGAGTTTATATGAAAACATTAATAAAAGAAAAAAAGCAGGAACAAGTAGGTCTAAAAAAAATTCTACTATTTCTGACAAAGCATATAGAGAAATGAAAAAAGGTTTTCCTAATAGCAAAAAAAATAAACGCAAGTGAAGTGTGATGGCCCTAAGTGCCAAAAAAACTTAAAATCTAATCAGCGTAAATATTGCAGTAACAAATGTAAACAAGCTGCTGCATACCTAAGAAGAAAAAATGCTACTGTTGTAGAGACTGTAGGTGAGACTAATCGTGGTACTCATTATGAAAAATTTGTTTTAGAGTACGCCTCTGATATTGAAAACAAAAAAATTACACACGCTAAAGTAGCAGAGTTACTAAGTGTCAATAAATCTACTGTTACTAGAATGTACAATGCTTATAGAGAAGATAAGCAGATTATAAAAGCCCAGGAAAACTGGGAGACACCTGAAGAAGCTATAGAGTCATTAAAAGATTTTAAAGATTTTAGAAATAGATATTTTAAAACAGAGACTGGTGACCCATACGAAACTGCAGACTTTCACGAAAAATGGATTAACTCAATAATAAAAGCTATAGAAGAAGGTGGAGAACAAATGATACTTAGTCCACCACGACACGGCAAGACAGACTTGCTTACACATTTTGCTGTATGGCAGATATGTAAAAATCCAAACATAAGAATTATGTGGGTAGGTGGTAATGAAGACATAGCTAAGAATGCAGTAGGTTCTGTACTAGACCAATTAGAAAACAACGAGTTGTTAATAGAAGAGATATGTGGCCCAGGTAATAAGTTTCAACCAAAAAACAGAAGTGGTAAGTCCTGGAGTTCTGGACAGTTTACTGTAGGTACAAGAACTGTTACTGGTATTAAATCACCTACAATGGTGTCAGTAGGTAAAGGTGGTAAGATACTTTCTCGTGACTGTGATTTAATTATTGCAGATGACATTGAGGACCACGGCACAACAATACAACCTAGTGCTAGAGAACAAACTAGACAATGGTGGACAACTACTTTGTCATCTCGTAAAGAGGAACATACTGCTGTAGTTGTTATAGGGTCAAGACAGCACCCAGAAGATTTATATAACTTTTTATTAGAAAACCCAGAAATGCAAACAATAGTAGAAGAAGCACACAGTACAGAGTGTGTATTGCCAGAACACGAAATAAATAAACACAAAGACTGTATGTTGTGGCCAACTAAAAGAACTTACAAGTGGTTAACATCAAGAAAAACTGCAGCTGAAACTACAGGAGGTAAAGCTATATTTGAAATGGTATATCTTAACAAAGCATTTGTTGATGGTATAACAATGTTTAATTCAGATGATATAGATAACTGTAGAGATGTAAACAGAGTTATAGGCCACATACCACCAGGTACGCATTTAATTGCAGGATTAGACCCAGCTAGTACAGGTTTCCAAGCCTGTGTGTTATGGGCTGCAAATCCAGACACAGGTAAATTATATTTAGTAGATATAGAAAACGAAGAAGGTGGTGGTGTAATACAAGCTAGAGAATCTATAAAAAAATGGTATGAAATGTACGGTCTAGCACATTGGGTTATTGAAGAAAATGGTTTTCAAAAAGCTATTAGGCAAGATGAAAAAATAAAAGATTACTGTGCAAGGTTTGGTATATATACAGAAGGCCATCAGACACAACGAAACAAATTTGACCCAATATTTGGTGTAGGGTCTATGTCACAATTATTTAAAGAGGGCTTGATTAATTTGCCATATGGTAGTGCAGATTCTGAAGTTAAGAGTAATATATATCGTAGACAGTTAATTTATTTTTCTTCAGCTGCTAATAAGGCGAAGAGCAATAAAGGGTACAAGTCAGATGTTGTAATGGCATCTTGGTTTCCTTTAAAAGTTGTTAGAAGATTAGGAAAAGAACGATTGGCTGAGGTAGGATTAGACTATACACCTAGTTTTGGAGAATGGGATATAAGCGATATGAACGAAAGCCCTTGGGGATAAAATGACACCTGAAGAGATACAATATGCTATAACTAACTTGCACTTTGATAATCAAGGTGCTTACTCTACTAGAGGTCGTATTCGTGCAATTATGAATGGTGGGCCTGATGGTATTACAGCATTATTAGGAGACCAGTTACAAGGATTCCAAGATTGGCAAGTACCTGTACCTAACTTAATGATGTCAGGTTTAGAACACTTATCACAAAAAATTGGTCGTATTCCAAACTTAAAAGTAGATGTACCTAATGGTAAAGATTCTGATAGAGCAAGAGCTAAAGCAGAAAAGATAAGCAGAATTGTAAATGCTTATGATGAAGTACAAAAATTAGATTTACAAATGCCACAAGTAGGTAGATGGTTACCTGGTTATGGTTTTGCTGTATGGGTTATTAGAGAAAAAAAAGATGCTAATGGTACTCCTTATCCTATTGCAGAACTTCGTGACCCTTACAATTGTTTCCCTGGTTACTTTGGTGCAGACCAACA